ATCGACCGCGGGATCGGCATTGGCGCGCATCTGGTCGCCGATATCCTTGTGCAGCGCCCAGACCTTTGCGGCGTAAGAGTCGGTCGTGAGATCGACGCCGGAGCCGGCCGATTCCGAACCGTCAGCGCGGATCTGCGCTTCGTCGCGGAAGAAATCGTCCTTGTTCCATTTGTAATAGAGGTCGGACTGGTGCTTCACCGAGACGACCGGAAACACCTTGTCGGCGATGAAATTGTCGTGGTCCTGCATATAGGCCACGGCCACGTTGGTGAGCGGCGTGGTCGAATGGACCTGACTGACATTGGGTGAGGGCATGGCTTGTCTCCAGAAATGGGTTGCGGCGCGCGGGTTCGATCAACCGGCGGTCGGGACGAGACGCACCAGAGCGAGCTCGCCTGCGTTCGCGCTTTCGATCGCGACCGCGACTTTGGCGTTGGTCGAGGTTTGCGTGACGAGCTTGCCTGTGCTGGCTTCGGTCATGAGCGCCTGGCCCGCGGTGACGCCGCCGGTACCGATGACCGCGGGCGTGAAGCCGACATACTTCACGATCGCGGATTCGCCCGCTTTCGGGTTGTTGAGCAGGATGCCGGTGATCGCCTCGCCGCCGGTTGACGCCAGATCGACGGCGCGATCGGTCGAGGTCTGCTTCACCGCGTAATATTGCGACGAACTGAGATCGGAATTGGCGGTCAGATTCCCGCCCTCCTCCAGCCCGGTGCCGGATGTTGCCATTTCGGATTCTCCTTCGAGGGTTTTCAAAAAAAGAAGAGGTTCACGCGGAGACGCGGAGTTCGCGGAGCGGGTACCGTTCTCCGTGACTCCACCCTCCCCTTGAGGGAGGGTCGACAATTTGCGAGCACAGCGAGCAAATTTCGGGGATGGGTATTGGCTCCGTGCGGGGGCGGTACCCCTCCCCGAAAAATGCTCACGCATTTTTCGACCCCCCCCCTCAAGGGGAGGGTGGGTTGTCGGGTCTCAATTGCCCCCACGTTGCTCCGCGATCATGCGTTGGATAAGGGCGGCGTTGTCGCGGGATTTGTAGATGCGGGCGTAGGCCTGGGCGTGGGTGAGTTTGGGATCGGCTTTGCGCGCCGCTTCCACCTTCGCCAGGAATTCGGATTCGGCGGAGCCTTCCTTGGGGCTCGATTTACCGAAGCTCATGAACAGCGCGCCTTCTTCGATCTGGCGGTTGAGGCCCGCGATGCGCTTTTCGACTTTGGTCTGCGCGGCCGCGTCGCCGCCATAGGCTTTGCGCAATGTGGCGCCGAACGAGGGCTCGAAGCCGAGATCGTCAGCGCGCTTCTCGAACTTTGCTGTCGCTTCGGCTTCGGCGCGCTTCGCGAGTTCGGCGGTCTGCTTCGCGATCTCGCGGTTCTGGGCTTTGAGGATCGCGAAGGTTTCGTTGCCGACCTTGCTCTTGAAGACGATGCTGCCGTCCGCGGCTTCGAACGCATCGCCGGCGGTGAGCATCTTCGCGACATCGCCGCCGCGCTCGTCGTCTTTCGTGGCCTTGGTAAGCGCTTCAATGGTGTCGAGCATCTCGGCCCCGGTCGCCGTGGCAGGAAGACCCAGTGCTTTTTTCAGCGCTTGGGGTGTTGGGTTTTCTGCGTTAGCGGCCGGAGCCGGGAGCGTTGCCTGAAGGCCCTGGGCCGAGGCATTGGTGGGATCGGAGGGGACGAGCTGGCCGATGTATTCGCAGAACTCGTCCAGGCTCTGCTGAATCATCGCGCCTTTGCCGGTGACGCTGTCGTCGCCCATGATGGATTCGATGGATTGCTGAAGCGCGCTTTGCGCCCTTCCGTAACGGTCCCAGAGGTTCTCTTGTGCGAGCTGGCCTTCGAAATTTTCCGCGTCAGTTCCCGTATTTGTTTCCGCGCCGGACGTAGCGGCGTTCGCGGCGCGCTTCAGGATCAGCGCCTGCGCGCCTTCCTGGCAGGGGACATCGACGGCGGCGATCTTTCCGATCGTCAGCGAATTCAGAATGCGCTTGGTCATCAATCGTGCTCCACAGCGTCGGCGCCACGCGATCCTTCGATGCTGAAACCGGTGTAGGCGCCGGATTTGAACTTCGCGAGCACCGCAGGCGGCGCCTGATAGCCGACCATCAGGCCGGTCTTGTCGCAGGCGATGCCCATGGCTTTCGCGATCTCGGTGGTCAGCGGGAACGCAAACAGGAATTTTCCGACGTCGTCGCCCGCGTGCATCTCGTTTCCGGGACGCTCGGACTCCATGAACGCGGCGGCGCTTTTCAGCATCGCCGGTTCGGTGATATGCTCGGGGATCAGCTCGCCCGCACGCACGCCGCCTTGATCGATGTTCCAGTCGTAATAGTCCTGGCCCGCAACCTTGCAGATCACCGCCCAGCCGAACACGATGCCGAGCGATTCATCGACCTTGGCGATGCGAAAGAACGGACGTTCTTTTTGAACGTCCTCTTCGCTCATTGCCGCCTTGAAGGTTTTCGCTTTTAAGGGTGACGCGACATGCACTGAGGACGCAGTGACATCCTTTGTGCGCTCGCGTAGATCGGCTGAACTGTCCATTGCTTCCGCTCCATCCAATGATGTGATGTCCGACAGCACGAACGATCGGCGCGTTGCTACCCCCGCACCCGTTGTCATTCCCGGCCGAGCGCAGCGAAGCTGCGCGAGGGGAAGGGAAGCCAACTTGCCAGACGGGTAGCGAGCCCTCGAAGTTGGGTCCCCTTCCCTCGCATCGACGCTATCGCGTCGATGCTCGCCGGGGATGACAATAGGTGCAACGTCACTACTTCGCGAATGCGAAGCGCACATCGCCACTCACCGCCTCCGTCTGCCAGAACGGACGGATAGATAACCTTTGTGGATCAGGCGGCGGCCTAGCATTCCGGCGATTTGCTTCTTCACGTCCTGCGATGCGATAGGGTCGACTTGCGATGCGTCGGCGGTTGCGCTGTCAGTGCCTCGGTTCACATTCGCGAGCTGCTCGGCGCTCATTTCGGGCAAGCCCGCGGCGTCGCGGATGTAGTCTTCGAGGTCGGGATCGGGGAACAGCTTCATGCCCGATTGCGACAGGCGCAGGATGAAGTTGCTCAGGGTATCGAGGTCCTGGCGCTGCGGCACGTCGGGCACGAATTTGGGCTGCGTCTGTGCATCGAAACCGTTCATCGCCCACAGCCGCGCTAGGCCACAATTCAGCGTATCGGCGCCGGCATCGAGCCATGCCGCGGTCGCATTCAGGAACAGATCGACCTTCGTGCTCGCCAGCGACTGGGTGCCGCGCGCGCTGTGGCCGAGCTGCAGGAAATCCGCGAGTACCGAGGCGATGATGTCGAGCTTGTGGCGCGCGATCGGCGTATCGAAATCGGCGGACGCCTTCGAGCCCACCGGCGTCGTGTATTTGAACTCATACATCGGGATGGTGGACTGCGAACCGTCCGCGTTCTGGAACGTGTCGGACGGCGTGACCAGGCCCATCTGCTCGTCGACGCGGATGTTGCAGACGACGTTCTTGAACGCGGCAAGCGAGGCTTGCGCGTTGGTATCGCCGGCGGCGGCATCCTTCAGGAGCTGCGCTGGCACGCGGTATTCCGGCGTGCCGCTCATGCGCTCGAGCGCGATGGCTTCCTGTTCCTCGAGCCGCTTCACGAACCACCACGGGCGATAGGCCTGGCGCAGGATCGAATTGCCTTCGGGGTTGTTCTTGTGCGCGGCCGGACGGAACAGCAGGATCTTCTCGATGGGGATGTCGATCAGCCCGCCGAACCAGGGCTGCTGCGTGAGGCCGGTGATCTCGCCCTCGTCGTCGAAGAACCATTTGATGACGGTGTCCTGGCTGCGCAGCGGAAGCTTCGCCCAGCCGATCAGGCCATCGTCGAATTTGCTTATGTGCGTTTTGCGGCCCGCGAGCGGATGCGGAGCGCGGCCGTTACGGCGCTTGTAGACGATCTCGCACGGCGCAAAACCATAGCCCAGCATCGAGAGCATTTCGGACACGAAATCCGGCCAGGACTGGCTCATGTCTTCCATAAGCGAGTACGCGAATTCCGCGCCGGCGCGCGCATCGGCGCTGTCGTCCGCAGACTCCACGCGCCACGTCACCTCGCGCATGCTCTGGCGGATCGCGAACATGATCGCACCGACCGTGGGCGAGTTGTCCTGCATCTCGCGAAATGTGCGCGCCGCCTGCGGCCCGGTGAGCTGCGGGAGGAATTCGTCCCGCACCCACCCGCCATACTGGCGCAGCCCGGTCGACCCGATGGTGCTCCACTTGAGATCGTTCGACATTGGCGGCGCGATGTAGCCGCGCGAGGAGTCGCCTGAGGTGGTGCGCTTCGCAGGTTTCATATCGATCGAACCTTTCGACGGCACAGCCTGGAGACGGCCATCCAATTTCACACGGAGTCGCGGAGGGACGCGGAGGATGAGATCGATCGACTCCGCGAACTCCGCGTCTCCGCGTGAACCCCTTGGCATACAAATTTCAAATCTCGTCATGCTGAGGTGCACCGCGACGCGGTGCCTCGAAGCACGCACGGTGGCGATGTCATCCTTCGAGGCTCGCTCCGCGCGCGCCTCAGGATGACGAGTCTGTTTTTCGAGGTGACGAGCTTATTGTTTCGGTTAGCGCGTCACCCTGAGGTGGCCGCGAAGCGGCCCTCGAAGGGCGACGCGCGCTGGGCCGCTTCGAAAGCCATGGCAGAAGATCGAGGTCTCTGCGCGCTAGAGCTTCTTTCTTTTCTCTCCGCCAGCCTTTGATTCTGCGTTCGCATGCTTGCGCCTGTCGCAGGTCTTCAAATTTTTCGCCCCAAACCAAAGTCACTGGACGTCGAGAGTGCGTGTAGCCTTCAAACCGTCCATCATTGTGCTCGCTAACTCGGGTAGCAACGTCATCATATGATGTCGATCCGACGTAGTAGCTGTCGTCGGCGCAGCGCGCAGCATGTAAGCCCAGCCACCCATAAGCCGTCGTCCTTCGAGGCTCGCTACGCTCGCACCTCACGATGACGAATTCTAGATCATTGCCACGCGGGTCACCGTAAGGTTCGTGACGAGTCACGCTCCGGGCCCGGGTCGCGAGCCCGTGATGACCATCGGCATCGCCGTCACGCTACCCATGTTCGCCGTCGCGACGAGTTCGGCGAAGGCATCCGAAGCCGCGTCGACTTGGTCGTCGTGGGCGGCGTTCGGGAAGGTGGCGATTTCGTCGAGGAAGGCTGTGTTCCACGGTGCCTTTAGCAGCTTCACGTTTCCGGCTTCGGCTTGGGAGGCGAGGGGTTGGGCGCGGACGGTTTTCTCGCCGGTCACCGGCAGAATGCGGAAGGTGTGTCCGGCCAGGAGTTTTGCGTGGCTGGTCTTTTGGCTTTTGCCGGCTTGCCCCGGATCCTGCGGAAGGCGGAAGCGGACATTCGCTTCGCCATAGGCCGCCCCATCCTGATCGGCGCAGGTTTCGATCGCGCGGTCGACATCGTGCGGCGAACCGCGGAAGCGGTTGACGTCGAGAATGTAATAGATGCCGGCCACCACCTTCATCAAGAGGCCGACGGTGAAATCGCCGCTGTCTTTCGAGGCGGCGAGGTCCCAGGCGCGCACGAACCTGCCGCCCGCGGGCGCGGCATCGACGGTCTCGAACCAGTGCTTCTTGAAGTGGCCGCCTTCGCGCGGCGCCGGACGCTGCTGAAACTGGCCGGCGGCGCCATAGGAGCCGAGCGGGATCTTGTCGCGCTCCACCGCTTCGCGCGGGAAGCGGCCGGGAAACAGAAGCTCGCCTTCCTCTGTGCGCGGATCGGCGAAACCGATCGCGGTGATGCGGCGCCGCTCCGGCTCGAATTCCATCGGCAGGATCAGCTTCTCGTAAGGCAGCATCAGCTCTTCGATGACGCCGCAGATATCGCGTTCGTGCAGCCGCTGCATAATGACGACGATGGCGGACTTCATCGCATCGTTGAGGCGCAGCGGCACCGACTCGCGGAAGATGCGCGCGGCGTTGGCGCGCTCGGCCTCGGATTCCGCGGTCTCGGTCGAGTGCGGATCGTCGATGATCTCGCGGTCGCCGCGCCCGCCGGTCAGCGATGCGAACGCCCTGCCCTCGCGGAATCCGGTTTTGGTGTTCTCGAATTTCGATTTCGCGTTCTGATCGCGCACCAGCCGCACATCGGGCCACAGCGTCTGGTACCACTCGCTGGTGACAAGGCGGCGCATGCGGATCGCGTCGCGGACGACGTTGGCTTCCGCGAACGAGGTGGTGAGATAGCGCAGGTCCGGGCGCCCGAACGGGCCCCATTCCCACGCCGGCCAGAACACACCGACCACCAGCGACTTCATGCAGCCGGGCGGCTCGTTGATCTGAAGCCGCGTCAACTGACCGTGGCTGATGGCGGTGAGATGATCGGCCTTGGCATCGATGTGCCAGCCATGAATGTAATCGGACGCGGGTTCGAGCACGGGCCAGGCTTCGCGGATGAAGCCGGTGAGCGTTTTGCAGCGTTCGCGGATCGCATCCGCGTGGCATGCGAGTTCGGTGCGCTCAACCTCCGTCAGGCGGCGAGCGATCTCCGTCTGCAAGGAACCCCGGAGGAGCAATTCGTCCAAGAATTGCGCGTGCGCGATCGAGGGTTGCAAGTTCCTCGTCCGAGAGGCCGGAATAGTCGAGTTCAAGGGGGCCACCATTCTTGCCCGCGTGCTCGGCGCGTTCGGACCAGCCCAGCTTCTTGCCGCGCGTCTTCAAGTAAAAGGTGAGCGCCCAGGATTGCGGTACGACTTCGTCCTCGAGCTGCTTGCCATTGGCGCCGTAACGCGCGGGCGCGCCGAGTGCTGCACGGATGACGTTCCCAGCAATGCGCGCGGTCAGCCGCATCGAAGCGAAATCGAGCTCGTCGCGACAATGCGCGCGCAACGTCTTCACATCGACGCCAAGACAGGAAGCGATCTCGCCTTGCGAATAGCCGGCAACGGTGAACGCCTCGATCTCGGCGCGCTGCGCATCGGTGGGATGCCATGTGTCTCGGATGCGAGAGCGCGCGGGCCGGGTCAT